GATAAAGTCAAGAGCACTATTTACAACTGCACCTGAAATAGAAATGGCAGAAGTATTAACATATGTAGAATTTACAGTCTTAGATTTTAACTGTAGATATTGCTTTGAAATAGAAGAGTTACCAGTAAGAATTTGGTCTCCAACAGAAAGCAATCCTGCTATTGTAGCAGCAGAAGCATTTGAAGTTCCTTCAAACTTAATTGTTGCTGTATTTGAGCCAACTCTAAATTCAACTGCAGTATTTACTGTTGAGTTAGAAAGTGCAATGTTTGAAGAGAACCCGTCAAAAGCATCACATACAGAAACTCTTAAATCGTTACCTAATTTACCAGGATATTTTGCTACATAAAGAACATCAGAATCAAACTGTCCATCTTTATCATCATATCTTTGTTCATTTAGAACAATCTGATTTACAAGGTTTGAAACAATACCGTTTGATGAATCTGTCTGAATAGCAACAGCTGTATAAGTTGTTTCTGGGTTAGCAAAATAGAATGACATTGTATCATTTGCAGCAGCATTTTTACTAAGAGTAAATGAAGAAGAGTTTACTGCAGTAACATTTACTGATTTACCAGTAGCGTTAATAACTGTAGAATTACTTGTTTGTGTTACATACATACCAACAGAAATAGCAGTTGTATTTGATGCAGTGAAAACAGCACCACCAGAAGCAGAAGTATTTGCTACAACACTATCTACTTGTGGAGTAGCACCATCTACATCTGCTGCACGAGAAACATATAGTCTATTACCATATGCTAAGAAATTAGCTGCAGTGAAAAATGTTTCAGCATTAAAATTTGTTGGCTTACCAAATCTTGAAACTAAAAGATTTTCTGAATCAATAAGAACTCTGTCTTTAATTGGACCCCAACGAAAGACACCAGCAATAGCACCATCTGTAGTGGCTACGGAAGGCACTACAGTTGTTAAATCAATTTCAGTAATATTAACACCTGGGCTTAACTGAAATGGCATTTTATTCTCCTTTTCATGGACTGATTATGATGTTTTAAGTATTTATTAAAAGTTGATTTTCAACGAATCATTGTACATCCACGCATCTGGATTTATCTCTTCAAAAGAATCATCATAAAAATCTTCACGCCCATCAAAAATAAATCCAAAAGGAGCTAAATCTTGCTCAATATCTTCTTCAGTTTTTTCTCTCAAAGACATAAGAGTATTAATATCAGTATATTCTTTAAAATAATCCTGGTCTGATAACCAAGCAAATAAAACCAAACACATTACCAAGTCATCGTGTTTATTATGTTCAGCTTCATATGATTTACCTTTTTTAGAAAAGGTAGAAAGTTCATTAATAGTACTAAAGTCATTTATTATTAATTGATTTTGTTCAATTAATAATTTTAATATAGAACAACCAACAGATTTTACAATTTTAGTTGTTCTAATACCCTTATCTATTTCTCCTTTACCAAACCCACCTGTAATTCTTTTACCACTTCTACCAGCATTTTCAGTAAAAAGAATATTATCATATCCTAAATCATAGTGAAGTGAATGTGAAACTTGTTCACCAATATCATTAATTTCTACAAGAACAGCAGAATTATTATAACCTCTTGCTACTCCGTGTATTATACTAGCATAATCAACTGGTGAAATAGCATTATTTCTGTAAACACAAACTTGTTGATAAGGCATAGATGTAACATCTAAAACTTGAAATGCAGAATAATCTAGTCCCTTACCACGAGAAACATCACATACTGTTATATATGCGTGTTCTTTTTCTGGTTGTTTATATTGTGTTAGACCTTCTTTGTCAGACACGGGATTCATATGTACAAGTTCTTTTAACTTCCAACCAGCAATCAATGTTCCAGAGGAACCAAGAAATTCACACTCATATTCTTGCTGAAACTTTTCAATATCAAAGTTCATGGCAGCAAGAGTTTCATCTTTCCATTTATTATCACGGTTGGGAACATCTTGCCACATAACTTTCATAAAGTTATATTGATTTCTTTTTTGAACAGCATTTACCCATATACTGTAGAAATGATTTAAACCATTTGGTGTTGAAACAAGAACAATTTTAGTTTCATCGCCTGAAGAAATAGTAGGATAAACAGAAGTAAAGAATTCGTCCCATCCTTCAATAAATGCTGCCTCATCAATAAACAATAAGTTAATAGCATAACCACGAATAGCACTTGAAGATGTAGCAGCAGCAATAACTCTTGAATTATTTTCTAATTCAAACGAACCTTTATTCCATTCAGAAACACCTTGTTGTAACCATTTGGGTAAATGTTGATAAGCAAGTTGAATTTTACCAAGAATTTCTCTAGCAGTATCTCCTTTGTTTGCTAGAAGTGCTACCGTTTTTTCTGAATGAAATATGATATACCAGAGAATAAAACCACAAGTGGTTGTCGAATTATGAGTTGGTATAAAATGTTTTGAGCACAAAAATAAATGATTATCACTTTCAACCACTATACATTTTGTTGGAACAGATTCTACTTTTTCAATTTTTCTAATAAATCTAGAATTTATATATGATGATACTTTTATTTCTTCTCTTTGTTTATCTAACTTTCTGGAAAGTTTAAATATTTTAAATTTAGATTTAGGGCACTGAAAATATAATCTAGCAGAATTTGTTTTTTTATACTCTTTTCTGAAAACTTTAAATCCTAAACTACATAATAATTCGTAAACATCTTCAATTAATTGTGGATATTTTGAATATGATAAAGATATACAATTTTGACCATTTTTCTCAACCCACCCATCAGTGTCCATCAACCCTCGTAAAAGTTCTAATCTATTTTCAATGCTATTAATTAAATAATCTGATGGAATATGTTTATTTTTTAATAAATTATATTTTTTTAAATCTGTATAAAGGTTATACATAGTTCCAAAATATATACCGTCATTTTCTTTTCTATGTGATTCTGAAAAATTATATGGTATATATTTTTTATATTCCAATAAATCATCAAAAATACAAGTTAATCGTCCGTCTGCTGATGAACCATCACCTAACCACACACCTAATGTATATGGATCAATTTTTATTTCTTTTTTTGGATATTGAACTGGTTCTGATACTTTTATTGAAAATTTAGATACTTCTTTATTTCTACTATCAATGAAAGTTGCAGATTCATTGAATATTTCTTGCGTTGTTAAAACCACAGGGGTTTTGTTTCTGCCTTGTTTTCTAACTTCCCATAAATGTTCTGCATCAGCAACAACAGTCGAACCATCATCAAAATATAGTTTATAACAATCGTGATTATTAAAAATATCAGAAATTGCTGATATTTTTATTGGAACGCCTTCATCAGAAAAAACATAATCACCAACTTTTAAATCTTCCATCGTTTTCCATCCACTAGGAGATGGTATTTTAGTGTCTAGTGGTAATGCTTTTCCCGCTTGTCTAGCAGTTGTAATAATATTAAATCTATTATCCTGAAACCCACGAATCATTTGTTTTTGATAGTCATATAGATTAAAGTTTACAAGACCCTCATTAACATTTATAATTTTCATATATGTTTCAATAAAATATACTGGGTCTTCAGAGCATTTTACATATTCTTGAACAAGTTCAGGAGTCCAATCAATTTCTTGATTGATTCTCTTTAGATTAATATTACCTTTATAACCTTTAGCATCTATATCACTGTTCTTCATTCTTCATATTCTTTAATAATTTTTGAAGTTCTGCTGTGCTTCCAACAAATAAATTATTATTAATTGTTTTTGCTTTACCCTCAGGAGTAATATCTAATTCTTTGATTTGTCTTATTTTTTCTTGTAGTTCCAACAAATCTTTATTTGCTTTAACATTTGTTTCTATAAGTTTTCCTAGAACTTCAAATGCTCTTGGTTGCTGAGACCTTTCAGCAAATCTTGCTAATAAATCAATTGCTTCTTTAGAAGCATCAATCATATCGTGTATATTTTGGCGAGCAGAAACAAAATCAGAAACAGAAGTATCATCTTCTTCTATTACTAATTCTTTTTTCTCTTCTTTTTCTTGTTTTACTGGAGGAAGTATATCTAGTGCTTCACCAATAGGATCATCTTCATCATTCAATTTTCTATTCTCCATTCAGCTCTTCCCAATTATATATACTGATAACATATCCATAGTTATCATCTTCTTCAATTTGTGAGAATGGAACTGTTACTCCGTCTGGAGCAGATATTGTAACTGTTGGTGCTGAAGTATATCCAGAGCCACCACTTGTAATATTAAGTTTTACAACTCTATACTCACTTACATTTGCTGTTGCAGTTGCAGTATTACCAGATGGTGATGCTGAGAAAGTAACAGTTGGATTATCAATATATCCATATCCATCTTCATCTATCGTAACATATGAAACAACACCATTTTCAATTGATGCATTTGCTGTTGCTGTAACAAATAATTGATTATTGCCAAAAATAGTTGGTTTATTATTAGAAGTCAAACCAGGTTGAACTGTGACTCTTTCAGCAACTGCAGTATTACTTGCACTGTTTCTTCTTAATGTGCCTGTTGTATTAGATGCCGAATATGTAATATCAACTGTTCCACCATATCTTTCAGTAGACAATTTAATGCCAGTAGAGTTTGCTTGAACAACATAATATTTTGAACCACTGGTTAGACCAGTAATTTGAGAATTTCCATCTGCATTTGCATAAACAAGATAATCTCCATTAGCAAATGGTTGGTTTTTTATTGTTATAAAATCTGTTGTGCTATTTACATTTTTGCCTGAAATTACTGTAAGTACTTCTTCTTGCAAATCATAATCACCAATTCTTTTAGGAATATAAAAGTTTGTATTTGCAAATTTGATAATAGCAGAAGATTTTACAGGCCCATATAGATAACCTTTTAATGTTAAATCAAGAGACCAAATAATTGCTCTTCTTTTTTTATATGCTTCATCATAATTATCAGAATAGTTTATTCTATCAAGAATAACTGGAATATCCATAATCATTTCAACTTCTGGAACGAGTTGAACTGTTGTTGTCCAGTCAGGTGTAAAGTATGGAAGAATTTGTTCTACTATTTTAGAAGCATCTTCTGAGTGATTAGCATAAACATAAACTTTAAATCCTATGTTATATGGGACTGGATTATATTGGTATTTTCTTTTATCTGGTGTTGTTGGGTCTTCAACAACTGTTCTAGTAACAGTATTTAATTTCCTTGAACCATCATATGCCATTTGTCCTATTTCAAATGAGATCATAGGCAGAGGCATTACTGCTGTTTCTCTATCAAGACCAGAGTCTTGTATTACTCTAGCAAACATTTTATCTTTTGGTGCATATGTTATAGGAACTTTTATAAACTTTGTTACAGTATTAGTACTATCAGTTCTTTCAATGTAAATGTCATTGAAAAGTGTTCCTACAAGTGCAACATATTTTCTTATTAGACTGTGATAAAATGTTTGACCAAACATTAAATATTTCCTTCACTGAAAGGATCTTCTGATGAGAAAAGAACTATGTTATCTGATTCTTGTTGTATTTCATCACTATCATCTGCTGGAATCAAATTATCAACTGCTTTTCCTTCAAGTATAATATATTCTGAATCTTCTGTAACAAGATAATCGTCTGCTTCATCTTTTATTGAGAAATCAAGAACATTCATAGAAAACTTTGATTGAATAATATCAATTTCAGGAATACCTGTATTGAATGTTTCATTTGAATATTCAAATAGTTCGCAAGTAACTTCCCAAGTTTGTAGTGCTCCTAATTGATAAAACATTTCATATTTGTTTACAAATTTAATCTCAAAACATCTATCATTCAAAGGAAAATAAATCAGGTCTCCTTCATTAGGTCTTACCTGATTAGTAAATGTTCCAACTTCTTGTGAAAATATTCTTTGTGCCATAGAAAATACAACTTGATTTCGTATTTCTATACCAAACCTTGACATAAATTCACCATCACCAGAAAATCCATCTATGGATTTAATATACATTTCCATAAAATGTGCTGAATTATATGCTGCTTGATCATCTTCACCATAGATGTCATCATACGATGTTCTAGTAAGAGGAATATAATATACATCGTGTCCATAAATCTTTATGGACTCAATTACTAAATTTTCTAGTAACAATTGTTCCTGTGAAGAGTTAAAATTGTTGAAGAAAAAATTAGTTGCCACTATAAATATCTCTCTTTATTTTGCTTACATTTTTCATTATGAAGGAGTATTTATATAAAAACGAGTGCATCATCCAATCATATCTGTCACAGGAAGTGAATATGTAGATATCATTTCTCTTTCTAAATTTTCTCTTTCAGCAATTGCTTCATTGTAAATCTGTTGTCCATTAAACTTCAAACCTCCAGGCATTTGCATACCTTCAAACTTTTTAAGATTTTCACCCCATTGTTGTTTAATAAGACATTGTGTATATCTACCCAACCATCTATCTGCCCAAGCATCTGTATAAGTATCTGGATCTACAACTTGATATGCTTCTGCTAAAAGATAATCCCCAACATTAAATCTATCCCAATCCATATCAACATGGAGTTTATTTACATGGCGATTGTAACGAATAGGTTGTTTACCAACCAAAAGATATTCTAGAAATTGTATGTGTTGAATTGCCATAAAATATGGAACCATAGAAACAGAGGTAAGAGTATAAAGGTCATTCAAAGCAATCTGATAACGAATGTTGAATAGATTGTTTGTTCCAAGAGCAGAACCTAGATCAAAAATATTAATAATACCAATAACATTTTCTGGAACTGTGATATACTTGTTATCTTTATCTGTTTGTGTTATTTGATGTTTATAGAAAGTTTTTTCAGCACCATCAAAATGATAATCATAGTAATATCTTAATGCTTCATCTATACGATCTTCTACTTGCTGATCATCAACATTAATTTCAATAACA